TGAGCAAGACACTGTGTGGTAACGTTCGATCAGGAGCCGTTTGCAGTTTTCGGATCAGCCGAAGACAGTCGGCATGATACGGATTCTCGGCCACGTGGCTGCCGGCCATGAAAAGCATGCGCCGCGTTTGATGCATGACAAACTCGGTGGCCCACACAGCAGCATCGGAACCAATCAGCGGATCGGCGTGGTTCTCACTGATGGCATACAAGAGGGCAAGTTTCCTCGCTTGCTCATTGATTCGTCCCCACACCGTGGTACCGACTGAATCGTTCCGGCCTTCAGCCTTGCGATACTCGGCTTCAGCTGCGAGACGGTGATCTCCGAGGATTGCAATCGCCTCTGCGGATTGCGGCACGATGTTTGGAACCGGATGCCAGGACTGGAGATTCCCATTTCCAGGCATCAATTCCTTCCACCATTTCGCCGTCGCGATCACTCGCTCAGGGATATCCATGACCTTTGCTTCTTGGCCCGCCCCTCGCGCACCACACTCCAAGATAATCATCCGAGCGAAAAACCCGTTGGTCAGCATCCGCTCAGAGAGTGCCTCGTAGTAATGGTTCGGGATCGCGGTACCGAAGACCACCAGACTCGGTTGGTCAATCGCCCCCGGAGCTTCCTTGCCAGCCTTACGACGCATCGGGTAAACCGAATTCGCGGTGGAATACATCGTGAGCAACGTTGACATGAGGTTTTCATGCCGCCCGTCTTTCGACTTGCTCATCGACTGGAGCATCCCATCGATCTCATCGGTCTGAAACAACATGCTCGGCGAGAGATACAGGGCGTCCTGTATCCCTTCACCGCTGGAGAATCGCTCCCCAAGACAACCGGCTGCGCCGATCTCAAAGAGGATTCGCGTGTTGAGCTTCCGTGGCCAATCTTTACCTGCGGAGGAATGGGCGAGTCCAAGCAGATACAAATTGGTCCGGTTGTCACCTGGATCTCGAACCTTTCGGCCGGCCAGGAAGGCTTGCAGAGCAACAGCACCACAAAATGCCATCACATGGTTTGGGTACGGCGCGGTTGCCAGACAAAGGTCCATTACCTCGGAGACAAACCCAGGGATGCGCAGCATCTCGAGCGGTACCGGTCCCGGATCCACGATCCCGTTTTTAACCGTTGGCTCGGCCAAAAACTCGTTGGGCTCGTGGAGGCAAATCACGGGCGGATTCAACGGATCGCCTCCGTATCCCTGCTGTCGTAACATCCGTGCCGCCATCTCGAAATCACCACCGAACTCAAGCCATGCGTAGACCGCAAACGGGCTGTACGCACGATTGGGTTCCAGCGGAGCCGCATTACCACTGAAGACATAGAACGACTTGTCTTTGAGCGATGCCGACCAGCCGTTGGTTTTTCCTGGCCGACGCCACAGTTCATTCTCGCCACCTTTGACCAGCGACCAGCCATGTTTGGCCAGCAGTGCTCGAACGTCGCCGCGGTTGTTGAAATCATCACCAGGGCGATTCTCAGGGACGAACTGCGAATCGACAGGCACCTCGGCTGTGGGCAAGTACTCGTTGAGTGACCACGCCGTTTCCAAGAGTGTTTCTCGCTCCTGCGCAGTCAGTTCTGGAATCTCAGTCAGCGATCCTTGCTCGATCGTGTACCCAAGCGTTGGAGCACAGAGAAACAGTCCCCCTTCGCCACGAGTCTCGATCAAGGTCACGAGCGCTCCGTCACGAAAACCCATCGCTAGCTTCATGTTGCCGTTGATCGGTTCCGAGCAGCGATAGATCACGTGCTTGCCACCGGACTGGCTCGTTTCGATGACAAGCCGAGCAAACAACTCCGGTGGGATTTGCTGTTTCCATGCCTCGAAACGATCACCACCTCGGTCGAAGTCGAGCATTTCAAGGTTACCGCTGACTTGGCCCGTAACCACGCAGATCGCATCTTCTGGTTTCGAAAACCATTCGACGATCTGTCGCTCTTGAGGGATTCGTAGCTGAAAGTTCTTCCAACCTGGAAGCCTTGGACGTTTCTGCAATCGAACGGCCGGCAGGACCGACAGGCCACTTTCGCGGTACGCCAAAGCGGTTGGAAGCAGGGATGTGAAATCGGATGACATACTCAAAATGGAATCTCCTCGTCTGTAAACTCATTGGAAAAATGTTGGTCACACGGTTCGGGCATCGGCCCGATCTCGTAGTCGACGATCCGGTCGTACTCTTCCCCAGAGACACTTCGAACGACGATCGCGAGGGTTTGCGCAACGGCACCCCCTTCGATCCTCGCGAGTGCTTCTTCGGTGGTTGCCGGAACCGGATCGGGGGATCGCTGTTTCCACCAAGCCACCGCACGCTGCCGTGCGTAGCCTGAATGCTCAAAGCAAACCCACTCGGATTTGTGGTTGCGCCAGCCGATCATGTAATCGACTCGCATCGATCGCGGTGCATCGTCGCTGGCCCCACGTTTGAGATGGCTGTAGTAATGTGTGTCGGTGACTTCGTAGCGCGTGTTGGTGATTTGGCCAGATAGGATCGGTGCTTGGGTCGCTTGGGCTTCGTGGTTCTGTTTTTCAGGTGGGGGAAAGGTAAAACCGCACTCTGGGCAATTCGCGTACCCCATCGCGATGAGTGCGTTGCATTTGGGACATTGCTTCGCCGGCGCTTCTCCAGTCGCTTGGCTCCCTGCAGGTTTGATCCGCAGGCAATCGACCGGTCCGTGCCTAAGAACATTGCCACCAAAGTCGAGGACTAAACAGTTCTGTTTGCTTGGGTGAAGCCTGAAACCTCTCCCGACTGCCTGGTAGAAAAGACCTGGGGAGGTTGTCGGACGTACCAATGCCACGCAATCGATGTTGGGTGCATCGAAACCGGTGGTCAATACATTGACGTTGCACAGGTATTTCAATTGGCCACTGCGAAATCGCGAGAGCAATCGGTCGCGATCCTCCGAGGAGGTTTCGCCGGTGACAAATCCGCACTCGATGCCGTGTTTGTCTCGAAGGGTATCGACGATGTGGTTGCCATGTCGCACGCCGCTCGAGAAGATCAGCACGGCGTTGCGGTCGGCCGAGTACTCGACGATCTCCCGGCACACGGACTCCACGAGAGTTTCGCTATCCATCAGGGCTTCGACCTCGTCGGCTACGAATTCGCCAGCGCGAATGTGGAGCGAGCCAAAGTCGATTTGCTCTTTGCCAGACTTGGAGATCAACGGGCACAAAAACCCATCGCGGATCAGTTCCTTGATTCCAACCTCGTAACAGATCGTGTTGAGAATGTTTTCAGGGGCACAGATCTCGCCGTCCTTGAGCCGAAACGGTGTGGCCGTAAACCCGATGATGCGCAGGTGAGGGTTGACCTTCTTGGCATCGGCGAGGAATTGTTGGTACATTCCCTCACCATCGGGACTAATAAGATGCGACTCATCGACAATGATCAAATCGAACCGATCGAGCTCACAGGCACGCTTATAGATCGATTGGATACCGGCGATGATGACGGAATTGTTGGTGTCGCGACGCTTCAGGCCTGCCGAGTAGATGCCGAAGTCCACCTCGGGGCAGACTGCGGTCAACTTGTCGGCAGACTGTTGCAACAGTTCTTTGACGTGCGCAAGGATCAAGACACGGCCTCCCCATAGCAGAACCGCATCTCGACATATTGTCGCCATGCAGTTTGTCTTACCCCCTGCGGTCGGAATGACCACGCAAGGATTGTCATCGCGATCACGCAGGTGGTTGTAAACCGCATCGACGGCCGCTTGTTGATAGGGTCGAAGTTGCATGGTGTTACTCCCATCTCAGCATCGAAAAGCCATCTTCCAATCGGGACTCGAATGTTCGGTCCGGTTCCACAATGCAATCGCTATCCACGTCGATCCCAACACGTCGCCTGCGCCGCTTGCGATGCGAACGAAGCAACCGTCCACACTCGGGGCATTCACGTTTATCGCTTGTGACAACGACCCCGCAGTCGCCACAAGTCCGTTGGTCTAAACTCTCGTTCATCATCACACTTCCGAACATTTCGAGATTCGAACAAAAACCATGCCGCCAGGGATCGGTTCGCGTTTCCAGGTGTCTAGGTGGATGATTTGGCTGTCGTCGTGATAGGCACTTCCGTGCCCGAGTGCATCGAGAAGACTCTTCAGAGAGTTATCGATATCCCGGCGACGACGGTCGGGTGGATACAGTTCGACGACGACTTCCAAGTCACCATCGAGTGGGCGAACGCCTCGCGCCGCGAGGATCGACACAACCTGTTGACGGAAGAGTCGACCCCCGCGGCTGATGAGCGTCCGTGCTCCCACCCGCCGCCAGTAATGGTTCACTGACGGCGGATACGGCAGTTCGAGTTCGATCACGCAGGACGCCTCCACGGAGGCGTCGTGTGGTTCGCTTGCTGAGGCTGTGCTGTCACCGCTTCAGGTTTCGAGTAACCTCGGATCTCGTTGGTGATGTCCCCCGAATCTTCGCGCTTGCGGCACTTGACGTTGATCACCAACGGCAAGTTATGCAGTTCGACCGAATCGCCCGGGGTGAGCACCCCAACGGCTCGGCAGATAGCCGACAACTCTGCTTGGGCGATCTTCACCGCGGTGGGATTGGCGTTGTGAAGATTGAGGCGGGACCAAAGGAATCGACCTTTGTATTCCCCTTCGAGAACCTGGAAGGTCAGCTGCAAGTAGCTGCCCGATCCAGACTTCGTCGGTTTGAGTTCCGACTCGGTGATCACGGCCAGGTACTTGCCTGCCGGGATCGCTTCCAAATTCGAGGACGGCTCGACTTGATTCGCGTTAAAGTTGTTGAGATTAGCCATGGTTCGTAGCTCCTTCTGGTGCAGAAACGGGGTTGGACAGTTCGTTGGATGTGCTGAGGATGCCGCCAACAATCGCATCCCAAGCCAATGGAATTTCAGGTTTGAGTCGGTACCGGTTCTTGGCCACGCAAGAAGGGCCGCCAACGGTTTTTAAGATGCGTTCGCCACCGGCTGCGCCCACTGGTGCAGCGATTGCTCGCTGGCGACCAAAGCCACTCTCTTCGGTGCGGGTGGTGAATCGCTTGGTGGCAAACAGGACTGCGTCGCACCATTCGGTGATGATGGCACTTGCATGTTTGTGCAGACGAGGTGAGTAGCGATCGTAGGCCGGTGCTTCGGGGTCCTCGAACTTCTCGACCTTGGCATGAGCGATCAAAAAGACCATCATGCCGCGATCACGATGGAGATTGCCGAGTTTGTCGATCAACCGTCGCCAGTAGTCCAAGGCGAGCGTGTAACCCTTGCCGTAGCCGCCACCGACCTTTTCGATCGTCGTGGCCGATTCGCGCCGGCAGACTGCATCCCAAATCAGTCGCTCGAGCCAATCGAGTGAATCGATCGCGACGGTTTGGTAATCGTGCTGCTGGGTCTCTAACTCCGTGAGCGCCGCGACGACATCTTCGAGCGATTTGGCCAGCGGAAACTTGTCGCAATCGATCTCACCTAGACCATCTTCGGTCTGGATAAAGATCGGCTTGGGGGTGGTTGCCGCGAGGCTGCTTTTACCAACCCCTTCGGTACCGTAGACCAAGATTCGGGGTGGCTGTTGGGAACGCCCACGCTGCACTTGCTGTAATAAACTCATCTGCTTTTTCCTTACAAAATCGAACAACGAAATAAATGGGTCAGTGAAAGCAGCAAGCAGGTGGGCACAGGGAGTCCGGACGCTCTATCTGATTGCCCACCGTGGCAAAGAGCGTCACGCCATCCCACCTGCTTGCCGCAGTGGTTCAAATGAAGTCAAAGACACGAGGCTCTTCGTAGCCCGTGGGCCAAGAGTCATTGGCGATGCACGCATGCAGGCGATCGATCGCTTGCTCGTTTTCTTTTTGGGCAAGGTTCAAAACCTCGCTTGAGAGTTGCCAGACGCCGCAGCGGTAGGGTTCTTTCTTCTCCACGGCGATCAGATGGACCGGAACATAGATTCCCAGGGCTTTCGAAAGCACGGCGCGGTAGAAGGCCAATTGATGGGCGTAGCCATAGCGACGCGAGTCGGCTTCGAACCACGTCAGGTCGTCGCACGTTTTGAGGTCAACGATCCCTTGGACCGGTTCGAGCCAGTCGATTCGAATCTGGCACGGGAGTCCACAGTACTCGGCACGAACAACACTCTCGGCGATTCCGTACTGCAGCAAATCGACAGCCGACTCGTGCATCGCGACCGATTCGTTCATCCGCTCGACCATTTCGAACTGAGAATCTGAGAGAACGGGTTTACCAACCGTGGCTGCCCATTCACTCCAGGCTTTGGTTGTAGCGCCGAATGGTTGTTCGGTGCGGGCATTGATAGGGCCGCCGACAGCGAAGTCTTCGCGGAATCGCTCGAGGCCTTCGAGGATCAGCACGTGGGCGGCTCGGCCGACCAAGTACGCGGGCGATTCCTCTTGGGTGCGTGGTTGGGTCTTCTTGCGGTAGTAGAGCTGGGGGCACTTGCGAAAGTCGGCCAGTTGGTGGCTGGAAAGGTATTGCTTCGCTTTGGCGTGATACTCTTCGGCTGATTCGTGGATCAGAAACGACATCGATGGGGACTGATGCATGGCAAACTCCTGCGTTGTTGAACGTGGAAGCGTTGTGCCTCCATATAATTATTTGCCGCTCGACCTCCAACTTCGCGCGCTTCGATCAAAAGACAGGTGAGTGCTCTGACCCTGTATTTTGCTCAATGTGTAGTCTCAGCCGTCTTTGTGACCCTGTAATGAGTCCCACGTGGGGTCATATGTGACTGACGTGACCCTGTAATGTGTCCAATGTGGGGTCATATATGACTGGCGTGACCCTGTAATGTGTCCCATATGACTTTTGAGACTACATATATGACCCTAGATACGTGACCCTGTATTTCCCGAACAATTGCCTCGCGATCGAAACACACCAGCGAGCCAATGGAGGAAATCACATGAGCACGACCAAGAGCAACCGACCAACCGAACGCAACATCGCCAAATGGATCTCGTCTCGAGCCCGACGCATGGGCTTTCGAGGTCACGACATCGAAGACGTCCAGCAGCAAATCATGTTGGTCCTGATGGATTTCCAGCTCGATGCTGAGAAAGCCAACGGGGCATCAAGCCAAACAGCCATTACTTCCGTGATCGATCGACAGCTCCGATTCATGCGCCGCACGCGATTGCGATACAGCGACCGGGTTTCCGGAAGCGAGAACCTGCCAAGCGATGTCGTGGATGGCTCGTACGGTGTGGATTCCGCCAAGCAGGTCAACATGTCCGAGGACCTAGCGATGGCACGATCGCAGCTTTCCCCTTTGGCACAGAGCATCTGTGATGCCCTCTCGGATGGCCAATCGATCAACGAGATCGCACGAACGTTGGGACTGAGTTGGCACACGATCCACAAGCATGTTGATGCGATTCGCGAATGTTTCGCATCGTTAGGACTAAGCGACATGGCCACCTGAACCAACGAAACCAACAACCTTTCCAAAGCGGTCGAAAGACTGCGAAAAGCGGCTGGACTTTCACCGGTAAGTGAGCCTCCTGTGTGCATCGGCATCTGGAGCTCACGAACCCGACGGACAACGAATACTTGGGTTTTGAGAGAAAGCGAGATGACCAATGGATAGTCACGAATCGATCGCTCCGCTAGCGGTCAACGGCAAGGCGGCAGCGAAGATGCTCGGGGTTTCCGAGCGGATGTTTTGGGAGCTACGCAACCGCGGAGAAATCCCCCACATCAAGATCGGACGCCTGACGCGATTTGCGGTTTCAGACCTGAAGCAGTTCTTGGAACTCAAACGCTTAGTGACCGAAATAGACGAATCCGACGGGATCGATGAGCCACCAGATGAGGAATGAACTACCCCATCCAACTTGGAGAAACATTAGATGGCATCGATCACCACCGCCAATTCAGGCAGCAAACGAGCGCTCTTCTACGACGAGACAAAAACCCGCCGCACTGTGTATCTTGGCAGGGTTTCGGATAAAGAGTCTGAGACGATTCGGCGACGCATCGAAGGAATTCTGAGCTCGAAGATTCTCGGAAGTCCGATGGCCCAGGACGATGCGGCTTGGCTAGCCAAATCTCCGGCGCTGCGAGAAAAGCTCATCGCCGTGGGATTGGTCGAGCCAGAGCCGATTCCTGAGAAGGTAATTATCCCAACGCTCGATGCGTTCCTAGATGGCTACATCGCACGCCATGGCAAGAGTCGCAAGCCAGCCACCGTCGCGGTATGGAAACAAGTGGTAGCGAACCTCAAAGAGTACATGCCCGAGGGAATTCGGATCAACCAGATCACTGCGGGCCACGCGAAAGAGTTTCACGAGAAGCTCAAAGCCAGAGGGATGGCTACGACGACGATCCACAAACGGATTCAATTCGCGAGGCAATTCATGCACGATGCGGTCGATTGGAAGATCATCGAAGAGAACCCATTCCTTAAGGTAAAGACCCAAAAAAGCTCGGTGAAGGTCAACGAGTTCGTCCCTCGCGAAGTCGTCGACAAGCTGATGAAGAAAGCCAATCCTGTTTGGCAAGTGATCTTGGGGCTGAGTCGCTACGGTGGGCTTCGCACACCCTCGGAAACGCTATCGCTACGATGGGAAGACATCGATTGGGAAATGAATCGAATGAGCATCCCCGAACCGAAGGTCGAGCATCACGAAGGCCGTGGCATTCGCAGCTGCCCGATCTTCCCTGAGCTTCGACCTATCCTCGACGAAGCGTTCGAAATCTTCGGCGATAAGAGCGAATATGTGGTTGCCGCGCCGCAGTATCGGGCCGCAGCCAACACAGCGATGGGCTGGAAGAACTCGAACCTACGGACCGAAATGACACGACTACTGCGCCGCGCCGGCGTATCGGGTTGGCCACGATTGTTCCATTCGATGCGAGCTAGCCGGCAAACAGAACTCCAGCGAGAGTTCCCGCTGCACGTCGTCTGCTCCTGGCTTGGTAACTCACCTCGAATCGCCCAGCAGAGTTACTTGCTGGTCACCGAGGATGATTTTGCTAAGGCGGCAGGTGTGCAAAAGGTAATGGTGGAGGGGTGATGCTAGGTGGTGTGGGGAGGGTGCCCGACAAAGGGCAACATTACCCGATTTCTGCGATGTCTTGCGGTCCTTGTGCCTTAATGGCATTCGATGC